TGTGATAATCTCAAAATCAGATACATGGCCGTTCATGTCGTTAACGTTGCCGCTACCACGAGAACTAACACCAAGTTTTACACCGCTTTCAAGCATAGTACGAACTAGATTACCCATCGGTGTAGGAAGGATTTTCATCTTTCCATAACCATTAGGACCTTCCATCCACATCTGAGTAATCATATGTGATACACGGTCCAAATTTACTTTTAGGTCATCAGGATGATCAACTTCACCTAATACACTATAACCATTTTGAATCTGATCATTTAGTGTTTTAGTTGCTCGCTCAATTTCATCTACAGGGTAGACTCGTTGATTTGCATTACGGATACCACCTTGGATTGCAATACCTTTTAAATAAAGGCTTTTACCATCCTTGTCGTCAGACTCGAGTATAACTCCAGCTTGATCAAAACTTAGGTGTTCTCTTAGATAGCTTATCTGCATCCTGGTTCTCTAATTATTTGCGTGTTTGACCGTTTTCAATACTACGGCTATTTGTGTTTCCACCAGTTTGACCAGCTTTGTCACCTGTACCTGAACCAACTGGACTACCTTCGCTACCGTTGTTGCGTGTATTGCCAGCTAAACCGTGAGCAGGAACTTTGGTTTTAAATGCTGTTTTACCAGCATTAGCACCAGCCTTACTGTTCTTTTCCCAATCTGTACCAGTAAATTGTCCGCCACCTGATTTAACCAGGCCGCCAACTTTACCGTGTGGAGTAGTACCGTCTTGATCAATCTTGTCATGGTGTGTAGCAATATTAGAAGCATTAGCACCAGAAGTAGGCTTTCCTTTTCCGGAGCTTACTGGGCTTTTACCTTCAACAGGAGCACTTTGTAGTTCGCCAGTGTGGCCGCCAACATATTGTCCTTGTTGTTTTTGTGTGTTGCCACCGTAGTTGTGATTTACTTTCTCAACATACTCGCGTGTTACACGACGATTTTCCATAGTAGGAAGACCCATCATTTCGTCTTCGCTCTCGCCATCTTCTTCGTCACCAAACTCACTGTCCATTCCCATATCGGCTTCTTCGTCACCTTGGGCTTGTTCGAGTTCGGCAAAAGCGGCTTCTAATTCAGCGATAGCATTTTTAATGTCCATAATTGCTGAATCTTCTTGGCCTTCTGAACCTTCTTCTCCGTCAGCATCTGGATGGTCAAAATTATGTCCGTCTGCAGAAATTTCACCGCCAAAGTCATCAGTTGCATCGCCGGTGTCATCACCGCCATCCATCATGTATGAATCTTCTAAGTCAACTGATTCGTCAGCTTCTTCATCAGCAGACTCGTCCATTTCGTTGTCTTCCATTGACTCGTCCATTTCTTCATCAGCAGACTCGTCCATTTCGTCGTCCATGGCTTCGTCCATTTCTTTTTCCTCATCTTCTTCTTCAGCGATAAGGTTCTCATAGATATCTCTTGACTTCTCTACAACGATTTCGTGAAAAAGTTCATTGGCTTTTTCCATATCTTCGTTTACGAGATAGTCTAATAATTGTTCAAATTTTGTAGACATGTTTTTATTTTCTCCTGTTAGGTAGCGGCAAGGCTGTTTTGTATTTACAGCCTGTACGAAATATGTGTGTGAAATAGGCCTAAAACGAGTCGTTTTGGCCTTAATGACGCAAAGAGTATTGCGTTTTTTTATGTTTTCTGACTAAAATATTTAGTTTTAATCCAGAAAAGTTATATTATACTTTATTACGGGGCCGCATCTAGTGGCGGAGCCGCATACATTTTTCTTACTAAACCTAATTCTTCTCGATTTTCTTTGTCATGAATTTCACTGGCTTTGCGAATATCATTGATCATACGAAGAGTTAACCTAGTCTTACGAAGATCAGTTTGTTTTAAAACTGAAGTATCGTTTTGACTTAGGTATCTATTGTCTTCTTGGGGACCAGCATGATCTCGATCAAAATAAATGAATTCAGTTAGTAGCATAGTATTATATTTATACAGTAGGCGGTGGTGCAGTTCCAGCATTCCCAGTAGGAGCTGGAGCTCCACCGGCATCACCATCTGCTTCCATATCTTCCGGGGGAGTAGTACTGGATCCTAAATTACCTATATCTCCAGCCATGCCGTTGGCTGTAATTCCTGCACCGCGAAGTTCACTACTTGCATTAAGTGCAACACCTTCGTCGATATTTTCTTCTTTCCATTGTGTAGCATTTTGTGCAATTTCTTCTTTGGTTAATCCTAAGAAACGCTCCATAGCAAACCGCTTACTGATATAAGGAATAGCCATCATGGTATTGAATGTATTAACTCGAGCAGTATCCATTTCAGCTTGACGATAGGACGCAAAGTTTTGTGGAGGATTGAATTTAAGTTCAAATATGTTATTATCTACATTGATACCTTTATTATGTAGATATAGCTTAAACTCCGTATCAAATGGCTCGTTTAAGAGACTTTGGAGTCGTTCGCAGTATTTGTTGAATCGCAATTCTTGGATATATGCGGTTCCAACACGACCATCATTAAAATTTGATCCTCCATCGTCAGACCCGGTCGGAAGATAAGAGCTAGGTATGCGTAGAGCACGAAACAGCTTATTAGTAAAATATCTAAGATCATCAATTTCTCCTAAGTTTTGTCCACCCTGTAGAATCTCAACTTTAGACCCTCTTCCTTCAGCAGTCTGTGGAAAGAAATAATCTTCGTTGATACTTAGTGGATTATAACTAGCATCTATCACACTTTGACTACCACCTGTAACGCTGGGTATGCGTCTTTGATTAACTTCATTTTTAACACGCTCAACAAAGCTCATGGCCAAGTGACTGGGCATATTACCAACATCTATATAGAACACTCTACGCTCAGGAGCCCGTTGTATACGATAGATTAGAATAGCATCTTCTAGCAATTCTTTTTGCTTAAACACTTTAAAAATACTTTCCATCAGGCTATTACCAAAGGGATAGTTATTATCCAAACCTTCGCTCATTGAAATATGAATAACATGACGAGCATCTATAGCATATTGATTTTGATTCTCTGCAAAACGACTAGAGTTAGCAGTTGTTGGAAATGATCCAACCATGCCGCGTGACCCGCCGGCGCCGCCTTGACCTGTACCATAGCTTCCGCCAAATTGACTCCCGCCACCGTTTTGATTACTAGGCTGAATAGCAGTTGTAGCCAATGTTTCAAAATTAGGATTAAAGTCTCTAATCATGTATTGTTCAGGCTTCTTGCCTTCCGATTCATTAACAATAATCTTATCTACTTTAGCTGGATCTACATACATCCAGCTCTGTGTTTCTGGTTCACGAACAAAGAAACTATCACCGTATTTGAACGCATTGCGCACAATCTTAAACATGCGAATGTTGAATTTATTAAGTTTAGCCCACTGCTGTAGATACTTTTTAATGACTTTAATTTCAGTTGTCGTGGCTTGTTCTTTGAAAAAGATTTGAAAACTTGTACCGTTTTCTTCGTTAACCTGTGTACAAAATTCTGCTAGAATATCAAATGCGGCATTGACTTCACTATCGCTGTCCATGGTATCGTATTGGCCGTATCGCTCTAAACGATTAGGATGGCCGGCATAGACATCTGGCAAATAACTTGAATAATTTGTACGGCTAGGATTATTTCCCATGCTACTCATACCGGTGCTTCCACTAACAGGGCTAAGAGTACCTGATACATTAACTGGGGTAAAATACTTGCGCCATCCTGCCATTTTATATTATCCTTTTATACAGCAAACAAGTTGCCGTTCAATGCCTTAGTGGCATCATGAGTGCGTCGAGTGTTCTCGGCAGTATCTCTCATAACTTTTAGTAAATCTACTGCTGTATTATTTAACTGATCTAACTTAGAGGTAAGAACTTCTACAGTACTACTAGAATTATCCTGTGAGGTCCCATTTCCCGCAGATTGTAACATACCGGGGCTTGGTGCATTTGAACCAAAACTTGTTTGAATAATGTCAGTTAATCTACTTAACGGCAATATTGCTTCTGGACCCGATTCTCCAGCAATTAAACTTGTTGCCCTAGTTACAATACCACCTGAGGCCATTTTTGGCTTATCATCAGATGAGCTTGAAAAAAATGATCCAAAACTTTTTAATTTATTATTCATTGAATCCAAGAATCTACTGATCCAATCCTGCAGTGCCTGAAACGGATATATAATAAAATCAATAATATTACCCAATACCTTAAACCCTTTTGCTATATAATCTATTCCTACACCCAACGCTCCGAATATTAGTTTAAATGGCCAAGTTAATAAAAATTCTCCTAGAGTACCTAACACATCAAATAAAATTCCCCCGGCAGTACCAATGATACTAAAAACTTTTCCTAGATTGCCAGTTTCTGATTGGAATAATTTTCTAAATGGAGCTATTATAGGCTCCAAAGCATTAGATAATTTTTTTCCAACTTCAGTTAACCCTGTTACAAATGCATTTAAAGTAATCTTAAATGGAATCATAGCAATCTTAAATGGAAATATTATTCCAGTAACAATAGCATCAAGAACACTTACAACTCCAGATATTGTTTTTGATACTAAGCTAACAGCAAATCCTAATAGATTAAATGCAGGAGTAAGTACTGCCGCAATAGGACCAATTACTCCCATTACAGCTTGACCTAATTCTTGTAGATTTTTATTAGCATTGGTCATTGTTGCCGCTTGAGACTTTTGTTGCTCTTGTTGATTGGCAGTTATTTCTGCAAAAGTTTTTTTTGTTCCTTCTATTGTATCATTGCCACTCTGTTTTAATTTAGTTGCATATAAACTAGTTTCATTAGCATTCTTATCTCCCTGTACCGCCATTGCATCTAACGAAGAACCTGCTCGATTGACTGAATTAGATAGGCCTTGATTAAATATTCCAAATCCATTTTCAACACCTGCCATAGTGCCTGTAGTACTTTTGGCCTGATCTGCCATCGTGTATAATCCCTCAGTAGCTTCGCCAAATCGTCCTGCAAGTTTTTGAGCATCTTCAGTCAATGGAGGTAACCCTGATATTCTTGCCATAACCAAATCCTGAGCACCTGCTATTCCTGTGGCCGCCGCTGCCGCTCTAGCCGCTTCGGCCCTAGCTTTTTGATCTTCTGTCATGTTTGATAAGGCACGTTGGTATGCGCCATTCATAGCGGCTTTTTTCTGTTCTTCTTCTTGCTGTTTGCGACTTGTTCCGCTAAACTGTGTTAACTTATCTAATTCGGTCATATATGCAGTTGTGGCATTGGTCACAGCCGCAGTATTTGCTAGTTCTTGTTTGCTCCTGCCCCCTGTAGCATTAATATAATTCAGCATTGAAGAGTTGAC